CGTTTCCATTGGAGACGGCTGCAGTGATGGCCTATCAATCTAAAGAGGGTTGGTGGGAAGAGTGTGAGAAAGATGTGTTAGAATTTTATAATAATAAGAGATAGTAAACTGAAAGTTTACAAAGGAGTAAGTAATGATAACGTTTTATGTATATGGTAATGGTAGTGCTAGAGTAGATGTAGCACATACTACTAATAATGGTACTAATATAATATGGGAGCATGACCTTCTAATTGTGTTAGCAAAGGATGAGGCCTTGTTTAATGACCATGCTAACGGTTATAAAGAATATGAGGAGAGAAGTTGGTCTTATGATATCAATGATGTGGGTGACTTCTACGATTACTTCAATAGGGATTATACGATTAGTGTTACTCTTGAGGCAGCTACAAAGGCTAAGGGTAGGGCTGAAGCTGTTGAGATACTAAAAGACCTATTGCAGATAGAGTTAGATGACTTGAATGTAGCAATTGAAATGGAGGAGGAGTAATGAGTGATGCATTAGGAGATGATTCAATGGACTACAAATGTTGTATATGTGGTGGTGAGTTTACAGGTTGGGGTAATAACCCTGAGCCTGTAGTTCAGGTAATGACAGAGGATTTAGTAGAAATCTTAGATGATAACGGGAAGGCTCTGTCTTGTTGTAATGGTTGTAACTCTAGTAGGGTAATACCAGCTAGGATGCAGGTAATGCTAAGATGACTATGTCATCGACAGCTTTGCTGTCTTACGAGGCACTCGTGCCGAGATGCTAGGGAGTGTGATATATGAGCGTTAGTTACGAGGACTTCTATGAGATAGCTAGTCAACACTTCTTAACGAAGCCGTTAACAACAGAGGCTACTGAATGGAGTGATGTAGGTATAGAGATCTTTATAGAAGAGAATATAACAGAGGCATATGAGGGTTGGTATTGGGCTGATGTTTATGCGGCAATAGATGATGTTGCTACTGCTAACTGGTACATGTATAAGAGGAGTATGAAATGAGTGTTAAAGAGAAGTTAGGTAGGTGCGAGTTATTCGCCACAAGAAATAAGATAGAAGAGGCGTTTCAGTTTGTTGATGATTTAGTTAATACACTGAGACCTGAGGATCAGATGACAGCTTATACAGCTGCCTATGTATTGTATAATAGTGCTATTAAGCACATGGAGGATGAAGATGGAGAAGTATAAAGAAAATCTACAGGTAGAAAATAGTAAGATACTATCTTATAATAAGCATGTTGCAGATATCGATTATACAAATGGTATTGTAACAAAGTTAGGTTATTGGTCATCAACTACTACTAAACATATTAATTATGTTGCTAGTGAGCTTGGTTATACAATGAAGGAGAAGAATAATGGAGATGATTGATGTAGTTAGAAAACAAATAGAAGAGGAGTTTGAGAGTGTAGTGGGTGATAAGTTACCTGACTTAGGTTCTTCTGATACTATAGTGTTACATGGTAGGAGGTTTACAGATAAGACGGAGTATGCTTACTACTTATTTAATTGTATGTGGGATAAGTTCGATGAAGAGCTTACAGAAACGGAGGTAGATAATGGATGAGCAACTAAAGCTAGTACATAAGTTAGCTGACCAAGCAGTAGAGGCTGCTACTCAGAAGGACTTAACGAAGTTATATTGGGATGATGCTTTCAACTGGTATAATGACTGTGATTTAGAATCACTAATAGAGATGGCTAACAACGTAGGAGTAGAGGTATGAGTGACACAGCAACAGCAAATTCAAGGGCAGCTGCCGTAATAAATAGGTACCCGCATTTGAAACAACAAGTCATAGACTCTTGGGAGCTTATGAGTGATGAGATAAGTGAGGGTAGTTCAGAAGATATGGAGGTCGAGAGATTTCTGTCTGAGTTAAATGATATAACTGAGGGGGAGGTATGAGTTGGGAAATAATTAAAGTAAAGCAAGACGATGGACGTACTGAGTATCAAGTTAGCGATGGTGGGGTCATGAACCGTACCTACTCTTATGACTTCTACACACTGCACGAAGCAGAGGTCTGTCTGAATGAAATTGTAACTAAGGAGGAAGTATGAAGAATAATAAAAGAAAGTTAGAGATATCTCAAGAGTATCTAAGGTATGTTAAGAATGTACAGAATAAATATGAGGGCTTAAGTAATCCAGGGTTCTCTGTTCTTACTTATATAGCTGCTAATGAAGGTATAGCTACTATAGCTAAGATATTAGTAGATCCTTTGTTTAAGGGCTTGAGTATGTCTACCATTAAGCGAGCTGTAGTAGAGCTTAGACTTAAGAGGCTTATAAGGTCTATGAGAGGGTTATCAGATAAGAGAGAAGAGAAGTTATACTTGGAGGATAGAGAGGTATGATAGTAGAGAGGTTGATGGATGGTAGTGTACTAGTGTCTGATATAATAGGTGGACAGCTAGTTAGTAAGAAGTACTACTTGGATGGTTCTAATAAACAGAACTTAAGAGAGGCTTATAAATTATTTTTAGAGGAGAAAGGTTATGGCGAGATCAACAAAGACACATCTGTTGAGTGATGGTAGTGAGTGGACAGTAGCAGAGATGGTTAAGGCTTCAGGAGCTTCTATAGCTACTATAAGGGCTAGGTTGTGGAGGACTAAGGATATAAAGGTTGTGCTTGCTAAGACTATTAGCTTACAAGGTAAGACTTGTAAGGTCTATACCTTAAGTGATGGTAGTGAGTGGACAGTCAATGAGATAGTCAAGAAGACAGGTGCTACTAGGTCTTGTATAGGGGCTAGGTTACACAAGTCTTTAGATATTAATAAGGTACTACAGCCTGCTAGGAAAACACCTATAGATATGGAGACTGTTAGTATGAATAAGAGTATAAAGGCTAGAATGTTCTTTGATGATAGACCTTTCTGGAAGTTAATGGCTAAGATAGGAGTAAAGAAATGAGAGTATCAGAGTTAATGAAACGTCTTGAGAGTCTGCCACCTAACGCAGAAGTTAGAGTGACTGAGAGTGCTAATGATGAAACAAGGTCTGAGAACTTTTGGTTAGTTGATATAGATTATCAGCACCGTAACAAAGAGTTTGACTTTGTAGATGAAGTAATTTTAATAGGAATGGAGTAAAGAAATGAGTAAGGAAAGATGGATAGAACATAGGATAAGGCTATGGGAAGAGATAGATGAGGCAGGAGTATATTGTAAGGGCTGTGAGTATTGTGAGGTAACTAAAGATGCTTATGGTACTGGTGACAGTCCTACCCTAAGAGAGTGTATGGGAGATGCTGATGTCTGTCCTGGTGTAGCAGAAAAGTGGGTAGATGGTATGTATGAAGGAGAAGATTATGACTACTAAAATATAAAATGTTAATGAAAGTTATGGTATAATCGTACCATAATTTATTTCTTATGAGGAGAATATCAATGAAACACGATGCTGAAACAGTAACAAAGATAAGAATCAAAGTTAATACTTGGCTTAACGCTAACCCCAACGATATGATAGACCTAATGGAGGAGTTCCATGAGGAACTAAAGGACATCTCTTTTGAATATAAAAGAGAGCAGTTCAGGTGTTGGGTGTGGGATACTGTCTTGAAAGAAGATAGCAGCTTATAATAGAGGTGTGATAGGAGACTAGCAACTTGAGGAGAGGTAGTATGAAGAAACTTCAGGGTAGAAGAATCACCTATCACAGTAACATTATAGCTAACTTTGGGGGATATAATGCGTAAGATGTTAATAACAACTGCTATTAAAAAGATTAGTAGTGGTGTCATAGTTTGTGACAGTAAATCATCAGCAATAATAACATTATATTTTTTATTAGACTTGGGATTTACCCATGTCAGTTTAGAGGAGGGTTAGGTGTGGAACCTTGTATGTCATCACTCAATAAGATAGTTGAGTATAAAGTAAAGGACGCTAATAATAATCGCAGCGAAGCTGTTAGGTTCTTTAGAAACAATGGATGTATTGATAACGACTTTCGAATAGAAGAGCTATTCATAGAGGTATTAGGATACCTTACTGATAGGTTCTCTAGGTCTGAGGGTCGTATTAAACTTACTGCTACTTCTGTAGCAATAGGTAATGTAGCTGAGAGAGTTATATCTAATAAGAAAGAGTTGTATACACCTCAACTAATAAGGTTAGGGGACTTTATACTAGAAGCATTAGTATCTCTTGACTACGTAGTACTAGAAAGAGAGTGTTATCGTTCACTAGAAGAAGTAATATCTAGGTGGCGTAACGATGATGGTACCGTAGAGAAATCCCAATACCAAGTCAACTATACCCCTTATTTAATAAGGCCTGGTAAATCATTTAGTAAGTACAGGTGTAAGCCTACCCTCAGGAGAGGAATCTCTATGAGGAGGTACCCTATATGGGAGGGTAATGAGAGGATTATTGATGGGGTCAAGGAGAATCTAGTTAAAGGTTCTGTTAGGTTAAAACGTAGACATATAGAGTCTGCCTTTGTTAAGGCTATCAATCATAATGAGGCTGTTAAGTGGAGAGTTAATCCTAATGTAGCTGAAGTTACTGCGCAGCTTAGGGATATCTATAGTGAGACTAAAATCTCTCTAGATGATGGTATAACATTCGACTGTGCTGACATAGATAGGATAGGTAATAACAGTAATCTATTAGGTAGGAAGCTTACTAGAAATGGTAAGCCCTTTGAGCCTGAGAGGGGTAGTAGTGAGGACGTTAAAACTCTAGAAAATAATTTAAATAAACTAGAGAAGAAACGTAATAAGCTTAAGTCCCCCAAGGCTATAGGTAAGCTATGTACTAGGTTAGCTGAGTTAAATGTAGTATACGAGCGTGCTAACTTAAGGTGGACTGATAAACAATACTGTCTTAGGAAACACTCTAAGTCTTCTAGAGATAAGAAGATACTAGATACTATACATGGATACGATGAGGAACCAGGATGGTTAGGCTACTCCTTTTACTTCTCTTACTTCTTAGACTATAGAGGCAGATACTATGCTAGAGACCCTTACTTTAACTACCAATCTAACGACTTAGCTAGAGGACACCTTATATTTTCTGAGGGTAAGCCAATAGGTAGGGCAGGTATTGACTGGTTGTGGATGCACACTGCATCTAGTTACAATGAGTCCTTTGACATCAGAGATTTAAGCTGGTGCGAAGAAGATTATGTAGCTCATTTAACTAAACACAGACTATCTGATATAGCAGTAGATAAGATGTCCTTGGAGGATCGCTATTCATGGACACAAAACAATTTAGATTTAATAATGGACATAGCATTAGATCCAGTAGAGAATAGAGCTCTATGGATTAATGCAGAGAAACCTTTAGTGTTCTTGGCTTGTTGCTTTGAAATCATAGCGGTACTAGCTAACGGTGAAGAACATATAACACACTTACCTATACCTATAGACGCTAACTCTAGTGGTACTCAGCACTTCTCTGCAATGAGCTTAGATGAGGTAGCAGGTGAGTACGTAGGATTAATCCCTAGGAGTATATCTCTAGACTTCTACTTAGCTGTCGGTCAGCGAATGTTAGATGCTAATTTAGGTACTGCCTTAGGAAAGAAACTAGCACCTATCCCTATGAAACTTGTAAGGAAAGGTCTTAGTAAGAGAGGTACTATGACGAAAGGTTATAGTGCTGGTGTTAAATGTATATCAGATATTATCTACCAAGATAGTTATGATGCTGGTATAGTAGGCAAATATGATTTAACAAGGTCTGACTCTTGGAAGTTAGGTAGGGATCTTGTTGAGTCATACGATCAGATATGTTCTGGACCCGTAAGGATAAAGAACTATCTACAAGAGTTAGTTACATACCGACTAGCTAGTGGTACTAATACTGTCTGTTGGGAAACACCTAGTGGCTTTCCAGTAGTGGCAGAGAAGTGGATTAGAGAAAGAAGAAAGGTAATAGGCTATATCAATAAGAATAAGTATCATCATGTGTATATGGAGTATCTCGATATTCCTGCTAGACATGAGCTTGCTTCTGGTATTAGTCCTAATGTAGTACACAGCTATGACGCTGCACACATGGCTCTTGTTATATGTAGACTAAAAGATAGTGGGAACAAATCGTTCGGTGCTATTCATGATTCGTTTAGTGTACATGCAGGAGACGTTGATGAGCTGATAGAGGTTACTAAGGATGAGTTCATTAAGATGTATAAGGAAGATGTCTTAGAGGACTTGAAGGCTCAGATTACTATGGGTGATACTGACTGTAGTATAGAGCAACCTATCAAGGGTAATTTAGATTTAGAAGGCATAAGAGATAGTCAATATTTCTTTGCTTGAAATCTCTAAGTAGCCCTTATAGAGAAAAACGCGTTTGTGGCGAACGTTAATCAAGATATACGGACTAATAGACAGAGTACGCCACACCTACTTCTGTTTACTAGTCCACTTTTTATTTAAGCAGACCTAGTCTTCTTATTTAAATAGATAACCTAGAGCTTACTTTCATGGGCTCTCCTTAAAGCAGTTTGCTAGTACTGTAGGTTAGAGAACTAGCACTAACAATATAATAATAATAATACAGGAGTAAGAAAATGGCAGCTAAATACTTTAATGGGCTGGCTTGTAAGCGAGGGCATATCTCAGATAGGTATGTTAGCAATGATGCTTGCGTTGAATGTGTTACAGAAAACAGTGTAGCTTATAAGATAAAACGTAGAGAAAGCAACTTGATGAACAAATATGGTATGACATTAGAGGAGTATGATACAATGGTAGAAAACCAGGGTAATGTATGTCTTATATGTGGTACTGATAACCCTAGTGGTAACAACAAACATGGTCGATGGCCTGTGGATCACTGTCATAGTACAGGTATAGTAAGAGGACTCTTATGTCACCACTGTAACTGTGGTCTAGGTCATTTCAAAGATGATGTAAAGTTAATGGCAGGTGCTATTAACTATTTAAATAACTTTAATAATAAGGAGAAATAACGTGGCTTTACTAAATAACGTAGAACTAAAGTGGTGTAAATGTGGTGACAATGCTGGTACAAAGTATATGTCTGAAGAGAAACAATGGTCAGTAGATGCTTTGTGTTCTAAGAAACAATCAGCTGATTGGGTTAAGAGTCAACACGCTCAGAAAGAACGTACTGATAAGGACTCTAATAAGCCAGTAATTAAGCTTACTAAGGCTTGCATCAAAAGAGATGGACAACCCGCACAACCTATCAAGTGTATTGACATGTTCGGTAATGATATCGACCCGTTAATCATTGGTAATGGCTCTAAAGCTAACGTACAGTATATGGAAGTACCATATGATGTAGGTGGTAACAAGGGTGTTAAGGCTATCTTAACTGCTATTCAAGTAACTAAGCTAGAAGAGTACGCAGGTAATAATGGTATGGAGTTTGATATTCAATCTCAACCAGAAGTTTCATTGGAAGAAGATGAAGTGTTTTAGGTAGTAACAACTAGTCCTCTCTTAATTGGGAGGGCTTTTTAATTTAATAATAATAATAAGGAGAACAATATGTTCAAAGATAAACCATTAAGCAACATCAAGGCTACGGCTAAACAATTAACAGGCGAATATGTAGGTGCTACTCACTACAACAGACTAAAGCCTGCATATCAACCTGCAGAGGTTGCTCATGCTTGGGGATTAGATTTCCTACTATGGAATACAGTTAGGTATCTCTCTAGAGCTGGGCATAAAGAATCTGTTAAGATGACATCAACAGAGAAAGAAATAGATGACCTTAATAAGGCTATCGATTACATTCAGATGCGTATCAATGTACTAAGTGGTAGGACACCTCTAGACTTCAGTGTTAAGGAAGTAGTACCCCAATTAAGTATGAATGAGGTTCAGATGAATGAAATAGAAAGTAAGAGAGTACCTTCCGAAGAGGAAGTTAAATCTTACTACAGAAATTTATCTGAGCAAGAGTCTGATGCTAAAGAAGGATGGTTAGAAGAACCTATCGAGTCGTTCATGAAGCGTTGGAATGTAGATACCATCTACTCTAAAAAGAAAAGAGAGACAGTGATGAAAGAGTGTTGGGGTGATGAGGGGGTATCTAATGAGTAGTAAAGACCAAGAAGGTTGTATGATGAGCCTTTGTGACTATCAATTAGGTGCTGGTAAGACAGCCGAGTATACTAATAAAGATGTTGTATGGATTCAACTACCTGAGGAGGTAGGGGAGGTCATGGCGCTTAAGAAGAGGTATCTCAGAGGCGATATAGACTACGCTACTATGAAACAGAGGCTACAGTTAGAGTTAGGGGATGTCCTTTGGACTATCACTAGGTTAGCTGAAGACAATGGTATGACGTTAGATAGTGTAGCCAAGGCTAATTTAAATAAACTAAGAGATCGTCAGGATAGAGGTGTCTTACACGGAAGGGGAGATAACAGATAATGTATAAATTAAACAAAAGGTTCTCTATAGACAAGGATAAGTTTCAGTGGATTCTAGTAGAGTCTCACTACCCTGAGAAGGGACAGCGATATGAACGTAATAAGTACTACGGTACTTTAGCCCAACTGTCTGCTGCTATTATAGATGCAGAAGCTAAAGAATCTTTAGATAGCCTACCAAAGGATAGAGTTAAGGATGTAGTTAAGATAGAGGCTTACGCTACTATGATGGAAGGTATTGTTAAGAGATTAGAGTCTTACTTAGAGAGTAAGGGAGTATAAAGAGGTGGGGAATGGGTTAACTCCGATTGACAAAGCAGGCTTAAACTAATTATCCAAACACTATAACAAGTATTGGGTGTTAATGAAAGATAACTACTGCGAAGAACCTTAAGCCCCTTTAGCTCAGTTGGTTAGAGCATCCGACTCATAATCGGCAGGTCGTTAGTTCAAGTCTAACAAGGGGCACCAAATTAAAAACAGGGGTCATAATGAAGTATCATAGTGAGGTGGATTGTTGCGTGAAGTTAGAAGCTATAAGAACTATAATGGAGGGGTTTAAAAATGATATAAAAGACCCTATCAATTTACATGTGATAGAGACTGTATTAGAGTTAGTAAGAGAGCTTAGAGGAGAACTTAATAATAATAAGGAGTAATAATGAGGGATGGGCCATGTAGTATTTGTGGTTCTAAAGATAACAAGGCTACATATATGCATGATGATGAGAGTCATTCTGCTTATTGCTTTGGTTGTGGAGATTTTCAGTTAGAAGATGAGAATCTAAGGATAAATAATAATAATAATAAGGAGTACGAAATGTTAGAATCCAATAAAGAATCTATTGATGATGTAGCTGATTACCCAACAAGAGGTTTCAGGGAAAGGGGTATCACTAAAGATATCACTAGTAAGTATGGTGTCAAGGTAGGATACAGTGAGAGTGATGGTGTTACCATTCAATATCACTACTACCCTGCCACTAGAAATGGTAAGATCGTAGGTTACTCTCGTAGAGAGGTAGCTAATAAACAATTCATAGCTGTAGGTGATGTTAAGAATGATGTAGAATTATTCGGACAATCTCTATTTCAAAAGGGTGGTAAGCGTATTATCATTACTGAGGGTGAGCTAGATGCTATGTCTGTGCAACAGATGAATGCTAATAAGGGTTCTGAGTGGCCAGTAGTATCGGTAACTAATGGTGTTGGTGGTGCTCTCAAACAGATATGTGCTAACTTAGATTGGGTTAACTCATTCAATGAAGTAGTGTTTATGTTTGATGCTGATGAGGTAGGTAAGAAGTCAGCAGAAGAATGTGCTAAGGTAGTACGAACAGGTAAGGCTAAGATAGCTAAGTTAGGTAGACATGGTAAGGATGCTAGTGATTATCTAGTGGGTGACCACCTAAGAGAGTTAGAAGATTCTATCTGGAGAGCAGAGGTTTACAGTCCTTCAGGTATTATTAACTCAGCTTCTACTTGGGATGCCTTCTCTAGAGATATGCGAGAAGATAGTATACCTTATCCTGACTGTTTCTGTAATGTAAACGATCTTACCTATGGTAGACGTACGGGTGAGTTAACTATCTTTACTGCTGGTACTGGTACTGGTAAGTCTACCTTTATTAAGGAAGACATCTACCATCTACTAACTACCACTGAACATCAGATAGGTGTAGTATCTCTAGAAGAATCAGTCAAAGAAACCTTAGATGGTATCATTGGTATTCATCTTAATAAGAGAATCAATCTACCTGACACACCATTCGATAGGAAAGGTAAGGAAGGAAGAGATGCTTGGGAAGCTACAGCAGGTACAGGTA